TACATTTCTGGTAGAAGATATAATGTTTATGACATTGCTGGTATGACAACTCTTGATTATCTTGAGTTGTATAAGAAGTTTACTTACAAGGCACAAGAGTCATATAGATTGGATTATATTGCAAATATAGAGTTAGGACAAAAGAAATTAGATCACTCTGAGTTTGATACATTTAAAGAGTTTTATAGTGGCAACTGGAAGAAGTTTGTAGATTACAACATCATTGACGTTGAACTTGTTGATAGACTTGAGGACAAAATGAAGTTGATTGAGTTGGCACTTACTATGGCATATGATGCTAAAGTCAACTATCAAGATGTGATGTATCAGGTAAGAATGTGGGACACTATCATATACAATTATCTGAAGAAAAGAAATATTGTTATACCACCTAAAGACTCAAGTGATAAGAATGATAAGTATGCTGGTGCTTATGTAAAAGAACCTAAACCTGGTAAATATGATTGGGTGGTTTCTTTTGACTTGAATAGTCTATATCCTCATTTAATTATGCAGTATAATATCTCACCAGAAACTTTATTGGAGACAAAACATCCATCAGTTACAGTAGACAAAATACTTGGTGAAGAACTTACATTTGAAATGTATAAAGATAGTGCTGTTTGTGCAAATGGTGCTCAGTATAGAAAAGATGTAAAAGGATTTCTTCCTGAGTTGATGGAAAAGATGTATGCAGAAAGAGTTGTCTTCAAGAAAAAAATGTTAGAAGCAAAACAAGCATATGAAAAAACTCCAACTAAAAAACTTGAGAAAGAAATTGCCAGATGTAACAATATTCAGATGGCAAAAAAGATCTCTCTTAACTCTGCTTATGGTGCTATTGGTAATCAATATTTTCGCTATTATAAACTTGCCAACGCAGAAGCTATTACACTATCTGGTCAGGTTTCTATTCGTTGGATAGAGAACAAGATGAATGACTATCTAAATAAATTACTAGAAACAGAAGACATTGACTATGTTATTGCATCAGATACAGACTCTATATACATCAATTTTGGCCCTCTTGTTAATAAATTTTTTAATAGTAAACTTGATGATAAAGTTAAGATTGTTTCCCTTTTGGACAAAGTGTGCCAAGACAAACTGGAGCCATTTATTGATAAATCATATCAAGAGTTGGCAACTTATGTAAATGCTTATGATCAGAAGATGTTCATGAAGAGAGAGAACATTGCTGATAGAGGTATATGGACTGCTAAGAAAAGATATATTCTAAATGTTTGGGATAGTGAGGGAGTAAGATATGAAGAACCTAAACTTAAGATGATGGGTATTGAAGCAGTTAAGTCTTCAACACCTGCTCCATGTAGAAAGATGATTAAGGATGCTCTCAATATTATGATGAGTGGCACTGAAGAGGATGTTATTAAGTTTATTGATGACTCTAGAGTTCAGTTCAAGAAGATGCCACCAGAAGATATTGCCTTTCCTAGAACAGTATCTAATGTGAATAAACATAAATCAACTTCTAGCATATATGCTAAAGGAACTCCTATTCATGCAAGAGGTGCTCTTTTATACAATTATCACATAAAGGATAAGAAATTGGATAATAAATACTCTTTAATCAACAATGGTGAAAAGATCAAGTTCTGTTATTTGAAAAAACCTAATTGGATTCATGAGAATGTTATATCATTCATTTCAGACTTTCCTACTGAACTAGACCTTGACAAGAGCATAGATTATGAACTACAATTTGAGAAAGCGTTTGTTGAACCTGTAAAGGTCATACTTGACGCCATAGGATGGAATGTTGAAAAAGTAGTTAACCTAGAATTATTCTTCTCATGAAAGACCAAAACTCAATAGACGTGCCTGAGACACCATCTCAAAAATATGAAAGAGCATTAGACTTATTCACAGAGTCAGTTCTTAAACCAGATCATGATCTTCGTGGTTGTGCACACAATCAGGGTTGTTATGATGAACTTATGGAAATTAGAGAACATGTAATAAAGTATCTTAAAACTCTCAAGGAAGTTACTCATCATACAAATCCAGATGAAAGTGATGAAATAGAGACTGCAAAGTTAGTAAGTGAAAAACCATATTACACTAAGTGGAGGTAGAATGTTTTTTGAAAAGGTGAGTCTTGTTACTGGTGGATTTGATCCAATTCACAGTGGTCATATATCATACTTTAAGAGAGCAAAAGATCTCTCTAATTATCTTATAGTAGGTCTTAATACTGAAGAATGGTTGACAAGAAAGAAAGGACAATACTTTCAATCATGGAAAGAGAGAGCAGAAATCATAAGACATTTGAATATGGTTGATGCTGTCATATCATGGGATGATTCTGATGATACTGCCAAGGGTGCAATTAGAAAATGTTTAGAGATATCTAAGCAAGTTATTTTTTGTAATGGTGGTGATAGAGGGTCAAGTAATACACCAGAGGTTATGGGGTTTGCTAATCATGAAAATGTAGTATTCAAATATGGTGTTGGTGGTGAAGATAAGATGAATAGTAGTTCATGGATTCTTCATGGATACTTTGAAAGACAAAAAAAATTATTAGGAATTTGAAATGGATTTTTTAAAAGAAATTGTAAAAGAGATAGGAGATGACTTCACACAACTTGCATCAGATATTGATGAAACTGAAAAATATGTGGACACAGGTTCGTACATTTTTAATGGGCTTATATCAGGCAGTATATTTGGCGGTGTATCTAATAATAAAATTACCGCCATTGCTGGTGAAAGCTCTACTGGAAAGACTTTTTTCTCCCTCGCAGTGGTTAAGAACTTCCTTGATTCTAATCCTGATAGTTATTGTCTCTATTTTGATACTGAAGCCGCAGTTAATAAAGGATTACTTGAGTCTCGTGGGATTGACCTAAAAAGATTAGTTGTTGTTAATGTAGTGACAATTGAAGAGTTTAGAACTAAGGCACTGAAGGCAGTAGATATATATCTTAAAACACCCATAGATGAACGCAAACAATGTATGTTTGTGTTAGACTCTTTGGGAATGCTTTCTACAGAGAAAGAAATTAGAGATGCACTAGATGATAAACAAGTAAGAGACATGACTAAATCTCAACTTGTTAAAGGTGCATTCAGAATGTTAACCCTAAAACTTGGACAAGCAAATGTTCCCCTCATTGTCACAAATCATACATACGATGTCATTGGAAGTTACGTACCAACGAAAGAAATGGGTGGAGGTTCTGGACTCAAGTATGCAGCAAGTACGATCATCTATCTCAGCAAGGCAAAAGAGAAGGATGGAAAAGAAGTCATTGGAAATATTATCAAGGCAAAGACTCACAAATCAAGGTTAAGTAAAGAAAATAAAGAAGTAAAGATTAGACTCTATTATGATGAAAGAGGTCTTGACAAATACTATGGTCTTCTAGAATTAGGAGAGATAGGTGGATTGTGGAAGAATGTAGCAGGTAGATATGAGATCAATGGTAAAAAAGTTTATGGTAAACAAATACTTGCCAATCCAGATGATTACTTTACTCCAGAAGTTATGCAAGCTCTAGAAGAGACTGCAAATAGAGAGTTTAGTTATGGAACAAATTGAATTTTTAATTCTAAAAAATCTAATACACAATGAAAAGTATCTAAGAAAGTCTATACCTTTCATCAAGTCTGAGTATTTTGAAGATCCTCATCAGAAGATGGTGTATGAAGAGATATTTTCTTTTGTAGAAAAGTATAATGAACTACCTACAAAAGAAGTATTAACTATTGAAGTTGAGAAGAGAGATGATATAAATGAGGATTCATTTAAAAGTGTTACTCATTTAATTAGTTGTCTTGATGAAAGTCCTGTAGAGAATGAATGGTTAGTTGATACTACAGAAAAATGGTGTAGAGACAGAGCTATATACTTAGCATTGTTAGACTCTATTGCAATAGCTGATGGAAAAGATGACAAAAAAGGAAGGGATGCTATTCCTTCTATTCTCTCTGATGCTTTGGCTGTTTCTTTCGATAATCATATAGGACATGATTATCTTCAAGATTATGAGGAAAGGTATGAATTCTATCACCAAAAAGAAGAGAAGATCCCATTTGACTTGGAGTTCTTTAACAAGATCACAAAGGGTGGTCTCCCAAATAAAACTCTTAACATTGCTCTTGCGGGCACTGGTGTGGGGAAGTCTTTGTTCATGTGCCATGTTGCTAGTTCATGTTTACTCCAAGATAAGAATGTATTGTACATCACTATGGAGATGGCAGAAGAGAAGATAGCAGAAAGAATAGATGCAAACTTATTGAATGTTGGAATACAAGATATTGTAGATTTACCTAAACCTATGTTCTCCACTAAGGTGAACAATATTACTAAGAAGACAATGGGTAATTTGGTAATCAAAGAATACCCAACTGCATCAGCACATAGTGGACATTTTAAAGCATTGCTAACTGAACTATCATTGAAAAAATCTTTCAAACCTGATATAATATTTGTAGATTATCTTAATATCTGTGCCTCATCTAGATACAGAGCAAATGGCAATGTCAATTCTTACTCGTATATCAAAGCAATTGCTGAAGAACTTAGAGGATTGGCAGTTGAAACCAACGTCCCCATTGTCTCAGCTACTCAAACTACTCGTTCTGGGTATGGTAGCAGTGACGTTGAGCTTACTGACACAAGTGAGTCCTTTGGCTTACCTGCTACTGCTGACCTTATGTTTGCCCTTATTTCCACGGAAGAACTAGAAGGTCTAAATCAGATATTAGTAAAACAATTAAAGAACAGATATAATGATCCTACAATCTATAAGAGATTTGTGATTGGTATTGATAGAGCAAAGATGAGATTGTATGATTGTGAGCAGAGTGCACAGAATGATCTGGTTGACACTAAACAAGATGAAGAGTATACTAAAGATGATAAGTTGAAACCTAAGTCAACATTTGCTGACTTTAAATTCTAAATAATAAAGAAAAAATTAAGAAATAGACATGGCACTTTCATACTATAAAGAAACACTGAGAGAAACTGCACTTAAACTGGCAACACGTGGTAAGGGTATACTTGCAGTTGATGAATCTACAAACACATGTGGAAAAAGATTAGCTAGCATTGAAGTAGAAAATACAGAAGAAAATCGTCAAGCATACAGAGGTATGTTATTCACTACAAAAGGACTTGGAAACTATATTAGTGGTGCCATTTTATTTGAGGAAACATTATTCCAAGATCATGCTGATGGTGAAAGCATGGTTGCAAAGTTAGAAAAGCAAGGAATAGTACCAGGTATCAAAGTAGATAAAGGATTAAAACCATTAGTTGGTGGATTAGAGCATGAAACATATTGTTCTGGATTAGATGGTCTAACAGAAAGAGCAAGTGATTATTATGCAAGAGGTGCAAGATTTGCAAAGTGGAGAGCAGTTCTACAAATCACAGCAGAAGGACCTTCTGATCTTGCCATTAAAGAAAATGCATGGGGTCTTGCTAGATATGCTAGATCAGTTCAAGAAGCAGGTTTAGTTCCAATTATTGAACCAGAAATTTTAATGGATGGAGATCATGATATTTTAACTACTTCTGAGATACAAGAAAAAGTAATTAAGGAAGTATACTTTGCTTGTCAACAAAATGGTGTGTATCTAGAAGGTACACTTCTAAAACCATCTATGACAGTTCCTGGTGCAGATAATGAAAGTAAATCTGATCCTAAGAATGTTGCATTAGCAACAGTAACTACATTACTAAGATCAGTGCCTGCTGCTGTGCCTGGTATTGTATTCTTATCTGGTGGTTTAAGTGAAGAAGAAGCATCTTTATATCTAAATGAAATGAATCTTCTTGGTGCTGACAAACCTTGGAATTTATCATTCTCATATGGTAGAGCATTACAACACTCTGCACTTAGAGCATGGGGTGGAAGTAATGTAGAGTCAGGACAAAAGTTTGTTCTTGCTAGAGCACAAGCAAACTCTGAAGCATCTAAAGGATTATATGTTCTTGGATCTCAACCATCTTCTGATGAAAAACTATTTGTTGCTGGATACACTTATTAATGCATATTGAATCAATTCCAATGTGGACAATTTATGTCCACAAAATTCATATTAAAGAATGGTCACTTGTAAAGGATAAACTTCTTTCTATTATTCCTTGGGATGAGATTAATCAAAGAAAAAATGATTTTGCAAGAGAAAGGATAGATGATCCAGAACATGAAATGACTTGGACTGACTATTTTATTCAAGGAGCAGATAATTCTGATGCTTATGAGATGACTGATTCTGGAATAGATCTTCAAACTCCTGTAAAGTATATTAGTAGTAGTGCACAGTATGAACCACTTTTTCT